TCGACCAATTCGACGCCACGGATATCTACGCCATTGGTCAGCCCACGAAGTGGAATCACTCCGCATTGCTGAATCGTTTGGGAGATGGTGTTGCTTGCACTTCGCGTTAGTGCGTAGCAATCAAATTGAATTCGGCACGACGCCAACCCAGCCAATCGGGAAATGGTGTGCTGGTGCGTCGTGCTTATCTTGCTGTACGTTACGGCTGGCATGGTGGCATTCTGCGGCAACGCATCGGGAAACATGCTGGTGCTTATCAAAGCGGATACCGCCGATCGCCCCACAATGTATTGCCGGATTGCCGCACCAACATCAGCCATTGGCCATCGCCTGTTCTAGTGAATTAACGAACGCCTGAATTGCCGCGTCTTGTGTTTCGTCCAACGCCTGCTTCATAAAGTTCCGAGTTTGCTTGAAATGGGTCGATTTCCTTGGTGTGTATCTTCTCACCCATTCCTTTTTGCTGCTTCGTCCGCGTCTTTCGTATGTCACCCCCGGCTTGCCCCAGTAGTATTGAACGCGGCCTTCTTCGTAAACCTTGGCCCCGTAGTTAAAGTGCGACTTCGATCCGCCAAGCTGCCAGATTGGGCCAACAATAACCTGCCCGCCCTTGGTCCGCTTCCGGATAACGTAGCCAATCATGTCCTTCAGTTGCCGCTCCCAGTTGGCTTCGCTTGCTTGCTTTTTAGATCGCTTCTCGCTGTTTCCGCTTCTGCGTCCATCTGGTGCAACTTGCCTTGCACGCTGAGCAACCACTTCACCCGCTGCCGCCAATGCTTTATCGAGTGCCTTGAACCGCATCGTTTCCGGGATCTTCTCGATCTGCTCAAGCGATTTTAGGTCGATCGTGAATCCTACCTTTAGCTTGTTACTCATTGGTCTAAGGCCCTGCAAAATAGCTCAAGCATTCGCAAGCCACCTTCGACGCGTCGGATGTTTACGATCCCATAGTTCCGGCCATTGAAGACAACGCGGTCAGTTTCCTCTATGCCTTGCAAGTAGCCGATATTAAACACGGCACCAATGCCGGCTTCGATCTGCTTGCCGCGTAGCGTCTCGGTTCCGCCAGTATCTTCAAACGCTGCCGGAACTGATGCGTATCGATTGGAATAAGTAACGACTGGCTGGCCAGCATCGTCCTGCGCGGTCGTTACCTTGCGGATGGTGATCCGCTCTCGCCTCTTCCCTGTCCGGCCAACTCTAAATGTCATGGATAGCTCGGCCTCATCCAGCGCCGTATAATTCTTTCATATGCTGCTTCGCTGTAAATGACGTCGTTAGAAAGCTGGTCGCGATTCTCAAATAGGTAGCCGATCTTTAGCAGCATCGCCTGCCGCAAGGATGCCGGAACGGTCGCCGCAGATGTGTAGCCAGCAACGTAGGTCACTTTAACCGCATCCCATCGGGTTGCAGTCGTCGGCCAATCTTCCTCGTACTGTAGCTCGATCCGCTCCTTCGCTGGATTGAGTTGCCAGATGGAAGCGGATAGCGTCCTGAGCACGTTGCCATCGTCGTAATACTGCACCGACGTAACCGATTGAACGGGTCGCCGCTGCAACTGGATGGCCTCGTAGAATCCAGGTTGGATATGCTCAACCGTCTGGGTAAGCATCGCGATTCCGCAATCACGCTCTACGGAATCGCGGGCAACTTCAATCAGCAACTGCAACTGCTCATCGTGGGCGTCGTCCGCCTCCAGCAACTCCAGTTGCTTTTTTGCCTGCTTGATCGATACCGGCTCGCTGGCTGGTGGCGTCAGAATTCTGGTATGAATTTCCTGCATCGTCCAACCTCTTGGCGAAACCCAAATCGATCATCAACAAGGCTTGCCCAAGGGGAGGCCGCAGGCGGTGACCCGCCTGCAACCCATTCCACCCTTGGACTAACTCAACGTCTAGTTCATCCATGGAATCAACCACGAATAACCGAACCGCTGGCGATGCCAGCGACCGTGCCATCGTTCACGCTGTTGCGGGACAAGACAGCAACGGCGGCAAGATAGGTTCCGGTCGATCCGTCGCCAGCCGTTGCAACGATGTTCCAATATCGCTTTTTCCCCCGAAGATCGACTTGAAAAACGAATAGCTTGTTGTCGTCGGTTGCCGATGGCAACGAGGTAGCCGCCCCTGCGATGTCAGTTCCGCCAGAGAAGTTCAAGCCGGTAACGTCCGCCAGCGTGCCGGATACGTCACCGCTTTGCAGCTTCAAAGCCGCCATCGCGATATCGGTTGCACCAAGGGCACAAACCACCGTAAGGTAGTTAAATCCCTTGGTATCAACTTCAACGCTGGTGAAGCTCGCATTGTCTTTGATGACAGCGGGCGGAACGATGTTGGAGAATTTTACGTCCTGATTGTGGTTCATCTTCTAGCCTTTGCTGTGATGGAATTCGATGGAAGAAAAGCCAGCCCAGCAAGTAGCCAGGCTGGCTCGGAATTAGAAAGATGGACTAGGCCATCTTGAGGGCAACGATTGGACCGGCAGCGGATGCGGTGCCGACTTCATGGACCACAATGTCCAATCGCTCGGTTGCTCGCAATCCGATCTGGTCGAATTCAAAATAGCGGCTTGCATCAGCCTGCACGTTGATGCCTCGACGGGTGCCCATGGTGGCCGCAAGTCGCAGGTCGCCAATGAATCCGTAGGTCGCTCCCGATTGCGCCCCAAGCGTCACCGGCATCACCTGAGTGAATACCACCGGATAGCCAAGGAACTGGAGAGTCGGACCATTGCCGAGGTCAACAACGCTGTTGCCACCAGCCGCCACCTGCAATCGTGCCATCGAAGCTTCGTAGCCCTGCTTGCTAACAAACCAAGCGGACTGCATTCCGTTGTAGAATGGAAGCTTTGCCACTGCCGAATGGAAGTCCGCAAGGGTCAACGAACCGTAAGAGGTGGCTGACGCTGCGGTTGAAACAGAGCCAGCCAGCACGGCATTCTTAACCCCCACGATTCCGCCGTAGGTGGAGGTGCCGTCGCCAAGGAATCCGCATTCGTCTTCCTTCACGCTGAACGCCCACGCCATTTCCTGCGCCAGCGTATCAGCGATCGAAACAATCGCATCCTCGCTCAGCTCATTGGAAACACGGGTCAGTGCCGAAAGCTTCTTCGCGACAAGCTTTGCATTCCCGACCGCCATATCGCTGGCGGTAGTTTCGGAATTTTCGGAAACGAAATAGGCAGTCACCCCGCCAATCCGTCGGGGAATATCCAAGGTGTCGGCGGTCATCGGCACGTTGCGGACATTCTGCCGGAAGACGCCATAGCTTTCCCGCAGGTCAACGATTGCTGATTCCATTGGCGAAGGAACAAGGAAGCCGCCCTTGTTGTTGTCATTTTCGCCCATGGCCGCTTTGATGCCATGATCCTTGCACCATTGCTTGGCCTGCTCGTTGCCAAGGTAGGCACGAATTGCCTGCCCGGAAACGTAGGCATCTTCGTCGCTCTTGAATGCCTGCAGTGGACCTGTCCGCATGGCATGCGAAGGAATCTTGATCTTGACGGCCTTGGGGTCGCGGTCCAGCGATTCGCTGGCCTTGCGGCCAACGTTGGAAGCCACGATCGCTTCCACCTTTTCGGCTCTTGCCAATTCAACCTTCAACCGGTCGATCTGCCCCTGCTTGTCACCAGCTCCCAAGATGCCGTCGATCTCTGCCGACTCTTCGGCAGACAGGTCGCGGGCTTCGCTGGTCGCCACGTCGGTAATAGCCTTTGCCTTGACGGCTAGCCCTTCAATTTCTTCGCGCAGTTGCTTGCTGTTCTTCATCGCTTGCCCTTTCAGATGTGTCGGCAAGCGTCAAAACGAAAACGGCGATCGCTGCCGACTGATGGTACTTCCACACAGTCACATTGCGTCGATCGCCGCTAACGAGTTGCGAACAACTATTTCGGGACAATCTAAACTAGATTGTCAATCTGTCAAATTTTTGATAGGCGAATCCTGGCGGCCAGCAGCTTTGGCGTTCCTTTGGTCCTGGCTCCTGCTTCGCTCTTTTGCAGCAATGCCGATGGAGTCTTGGCAAACCGCCCTTCGGCTACTTGGACCTGTTCGTTCGTGGCGTTGCCGACTTCATCCGCGAAGCCTTCGGCCACCGCATCCAAGGCGGTATACCAAGTTTCTTCCTGCATGATCTTTCGGATGTCTTCTTCGCTCTTGCCTGATCGCTCGGCATACGCCGGCACCATCGAGGAGGTGTAAACGTCCAGCGTGCTAGCGGCTTTGCGAATCGCTGCCGCGTTGCCGATTGCCATAGTCCAAGGATCGTGGATCATCATGCGGGCATTGGCCGCGATGGTTATCTTCTCGCCTGCCATGGCGATATAGCCAGCAATCGACGCGGCCAATCCATCGATAGCAACATCCGCCCCGCCCGGGTGCCTCTTGATTGCGTTGTAGATGGCGTCTCCTTCGTCGACCGATCCACCCGGCGAATTGATGCGGACCAAGACCCGCTTGCCCTCCATCTGCTTTAGCCCGTCGATTACGCTCATCGCGTCAATCATGCCAAGCCATGCCGGGCCAATGTCATCATAAAGAAAGATTTCATTCGTCTTTTTATCAACCGCAAGCATCGATCTAACCTCCCAGAATATCGGTTGCCAACTCTTCCGCCCTACGCTGCGGCCAGTCGGCAACAATCTGCCCGACTTCGGCGGCCAGCTCTTCGTTCGTCTTAACCCTGCCGGATGCCTCAATCAACGTCCGCTTAGATTCTTCGCAATGATGCGTAGCAAGGTTGGGATCTCCGCCGACTTCGGCAATGACTTCGGCAAGCTTTCCTTCCCAACTTGCGTAGAATTTTTCCGTCCAGTCCGTGAAGTTCTTTTGCCCGCATCCCGCAACAGCTCGCTTTGATTCAACTCCAAGCATGTTCCGCAATCGGCTAACAACAGCCCGACGCTGCGCCGTTCCCTGCGGTTCATCGTCCGGCGAATCCTCGTCTTCATCTTCTGGCGAGTCATCCGATTCCGGGATGTCAGTTGGTCGCGTATCGATCGCTGGATTAGCATAATCGTCGCCTCCCTCGTATGGATTCAAATCAAGCATTGCCCTGGCTTCATTCGGACTAATCACCCTGGCCGTAATGTAGGTTGATATGATCTGGCTTTGCGTCTGCGAATCCGCCCGCAATAGTGCCCTGTCAGTGAATTTGAAGTAGTGCGAATCAGTCCGCTTTTCTACGTCGCTCAGTAGCTTGTAGTCTAGCTCCTGCTCCCATTTCACAAGCCACCGCATCAGCGTGTCCAAAAGATAGGCAAGCTTCTTTTGCTCTAGGCTGTTGTAGGATACGCTCGCATTGTCTCCTAAGATCGACTCCAGCCCGAACAATAGGGCGATATCCTGACGGCTAAACGCTCTTTGCTCGATCATCTGCATGTCTACGCTGCTCATGCTGATAACGTTGGCCTTGATGCCTTCACGCAAAAGCCCGATCTGCCCGGCTTTCTCGCTTCCGTTGTGGTGTGCCTTGAACGCCTCCACAAATCGCTTTGCGTCCTGTTCGTCGGCAAACGCTCCTGCCGGTGCCTCCAGCAAGATCGATCCGGCGAAGCCTTTGCTTAGCTGGTTCTCTAGGCTTCGCTCGCTATCGATGGCAATCCGCAACGTTCGCTTGTGCGTCGGAATACTGCCCTTTCCATCGATGCCATCAAAGGAAATTCCTTTGATATGCAGGACGTCCGCGTCGGGGATAATCAGCATATCATCTTGCTGAATCACGAATTGTCGAAACAAGCCTTCCCGGCTGTCGCCTGCTGGCTTGGTGACGTGATACTTTTCTCCACGGAACACCACACAAACGGTATTGTCCGGATGCAATGGCAGGATCTCCATCGGGCGACCCGACGCATCTCGAACGATCCACGATCTAGCATTGCCCCATAGTAGGGCATGGACCATGGAAAGTTCTTTCCAGTCGAACGCGGAAAGAAGTGGCGTCGGTCTGTTGCGGACTAGGTTATAGGCTGGATGGTCGGTTGCCTTTTCCGCTCCTCGATCCAATCTCCGGTAAACGTGCAAAGGCAATTGCCCGACGTGCCCGCCTATCTTGCTGATCGCATGCCATACCGCCGGAATGCTGATAGCTTCTTCCGGTCCGACGTGCTTGCTGTCCTCCATGCCTCCAAGCATGGAACCAATTGCATTTCGTAGCGTTCGCCAAGTCAAAGCCATTTGCAATTCCTCAGAATACAAACAAGGAACCCTTGGCCCGCTGCGGCGCCAAG